TGTTCCTTTACCACCGTTTTTTTTCTTTTTATCACTCATCTTCTAGTTCTATGTCTTCAGAAATGCTAACCCTCATATTTCCATTAACACCTATAGATGCTCTAAGGTGAATATAATCAACATCATTATCTGACATATAATATCCTAAAGCATCAATTAAATTATCTCTGTTAACTACCATCTTGCTCTTTTTTTACGAATATCATAATGCACGAAAGTTGGATATGTTGCCAAACCACCTTGTTTCATAATACCTTCATCTATGAATATTTCTATTGTCGTTGATATTTCTCTAGATGTTAAATGCTCTATTTGAATGTCAGCAGCTTTTCCAAGTAAATGTTGTGAATTCTTTGCTCCACCAACTTCTTTGTTATGTGGTTCGCATCTATAACTGTTTGTGATGTGTATAGGTGTATTTAGAGCATCTCTAAGCACTTGCAACTGTTCAGCTAATAGTAACACGTTATCAAACACTTTTGAAGGCATTTCACAACCGCATTTGCACTGGAATTCTGATAAATTAAAGTTCTTTGTTATCTGCATCTTTGTCTTTTTCGTCATTACCATCAAATGGATTACGGAAAGTATCTGGGTCTTTTCGTACTAATTGCCACCATTTCGCAGCAGTATAACCAATTGATACAAAAAGTAAGCTAAACTTAAGAAAGTAATCAACACTTTGCAACGATATAAAAAGCGTCGTACCATTTATCAACCATATTTTTATGTAATCTAAACTCATTTTATTTTTCTTTTTCTTTCGGTTTTAAAGAAACTATATACTTCTTTAATTTAATAATATTTCCTGGTTTAATTTTATAATGTCCTCTTACAGTACCCATCCAGTATAGTTTGAATTTTTAGTTGGAGTAATATCTCCGTTTGAATTAGTTTGGTATTCAGGATAATCTGTAGAATTATCACAAAGAAAAGCAATTAATCTACGTGTGTAAAACTCAGCAGTAGATCTTGTTCTTTCTAATAATAGATTAACCTCATCAATATTTATGCTTTCAGAAGATTCTGATATGTGTTTATAGATACCTCCATTAGATATTGTATAAGCTAAATAAGGTACAAATTCAACACTTGCCCATCTAATATGCATTGGTTTTACATAGTCTTCTAAAAGAGTCTTATAAACAGCATTTTCAACATCATCAATAGTAGCTGATATGATCAATGACTGTAGTTTTTCATATAGATCAGTCCCAAGATACTCTTGTACGTGTATGTCTTGAGCAATCTCTGTGAATTGATTGAATTTATCATTGTCAACATTACCATCTAGAATGGAATATCTCTTAATGTCTTCTGAGGTTATAAATATTGCTTTCATATTTTATTATTTACCGTAGTTTGGATGATGACCGTTGTTTGGCATATCTTTTGGAGCTATTTTAGCATCTGAATATTGCTTACCTTTTGGAGTATATGAACTTGGTATTGCATTCTTTTTCTCCCCTCTAGATATATACTTTTCACTTTTAGATTTCACTCTATATAATTCTTCTTGCCAAAAATGTCCACAATTAACACCACCTTTAAATCTAAATAAAGAGTAGTTTTGTTTCTTATGTCCAAATTCTTTATTAACACCTTGAAATGATGCTTGATCAACGTCTTCTTTTCTATATACAACACCTTTACCAGTTCTTCTCATCATAGTTTTACAGAATGTTCTACTGTTATCTGATGAATGTCTTTCCTGATATGTGTATCTTACTTTATAAAATGATTTATCTAATGTACTATCTCCATTTGGTGCTGATTTAATGAATGCTGCAAGTTTAGATAATGTAGTTTCTTTGATTTTTCTTTTTACCCATTCCTCAATTGATTCATTTTCATCACTAACTTCACGAACATCAACTAATTCTAAATCTTCAAGATCCATAGTCTCACCACGTAGAGCATCTAACATATCATCATCTTCAAAACCTTCGTTTTCTTTAGCCATTTTCATAGCTTTGATTCCAGTTTCTTCTTCTTTTGTTTCTTTGTCTAAACCATCAGCATCAATGAACTCTAAAGGTTGAATAGTTTTGAAATATAGTTTTAATGAAATATCATTAACTGCTAAGATCTCAGAAAAAGCATCTAAGATTTCTTCTTGTAATGGTTTTATAACAATATTATCAAAGAATAAAGAACTGTTTTTAATCTCATCAGCATTAGATCCTAAACCACCTCCTGCTTCTCTTACTCCAATTAATAATGGACTTGTAATATTGTGTCCAGTTATCAATTTATTTCTACATTCGTCTGATAGGTATTGGTAATGCTCTGGAGCGTTGTCTAAAGGCAAATCAGTGACCGTGGTTGCACTTTCTGCATCATTGTTGAATGCTACTATTACTTTCTCTCCACGAGCGCCTGTGAGCTTGTTATTTATATCTCTTTTTATCTCTCTTTGTTTCTGAACGTCAGGAATACCATTATTAAAATTCACAACTTTAGTTCCACTAAAACCGTTTATTGTGTCGTTAATTAAATAATCAGCAATCTCTTCTTCAAGAACAGCATAAGGTAATGCTCCAACATAATCACAAGGAGAATAATATTTGAATCCAGCAGCGTATGATTGTATAATATAAATCTCAGATTTCTTACCGTTAGTAGATCCGAAAACAGGAAATTCAATTAATTTATCTGAACGTTGTCTATTAATCCAATCTGGATGATAGTACCAAGTGTCAACCTCTCCTTGATCATTGCATATTCCAGCACGTAATGTCTCCATCGGAAAATGAGTAACCTCATCAACTTTCTTGCCTTTATATGTAACTTGTAAAGCTCCCATCCCTAATTTCTTACGATCAGATATCACTCTTTTTACATCTTTAGGTTTCAACAAGATCATCATTGAAGCATACTGCTCTGGTTTTCTATTAGAATCTAAAGCATCTAATCCTTTTCCATAAACCATATTAGCAACACCACGAATAATAGAGTTATTTGTAGTAGAACCTACAGAGCGATCTATAAGATATTGAAAATAGTTGTTATCTGAGCCATACTCAACAATATTATCTTGCTTATTCTCCTCTATAATTGGAGTAGTATATTTGCTAAGATTAATGATATGTAAATTATTCATAAATAGTGTATTTATTATCTGTAGTATGTTCTGTTACGTTACTCTCTGCATACTTAAATGATTGATTTAAAGAGTTATCTTGTGCTGTGCAGTATATTACACCTCTAAAAGAGATTGGAGCTGTTAAAACGTCTCCTATAGCTGTTGTATTATATACAATAAAATCATAAGTATGACCTTCTAATAATGTAAACACTCTATCTATTTGTCTATAATTAGAGAACTCAGTAATTTCACCTGTTACATCAATATTAGTTACCTGATTTGTTTGATCATCTCGTAAAGATATGATACTTCCAGAACTATGTCTATCTATAAATCTCAACGATTGTGAATCTTCACCTGGTTTTAGTATGATCATATAATTATTATTTTATATTATACACAAAAATTACATTTTGTAAATAAAAAAAGACCCTAAAATGAATTAGAGCCTTTTAGGTATTGCATTAGAATAAAAATACTATTAAACTCCTTCGGTAACTGTAGAATTGATAGTATCACCAATTATAGTTGGATCAACAAAGAATGCTGGTTCTTTTTCTGTAGCAGTTATAGTTAAATTGTATCCATTAAAATCTCCCATAGCAGCTCCTGATGCTGTATTGACAGCAACATCACATCCATTTTGACTACCAAACAATTTGAATACTCCATTAAAATCTTCGGTTATAACCATTGGTCTTCCGTAAGACATTAATTTCAATTCTTTTCTAGTAGCTAAATCTTGAGCTTTAAGAGTTACTGTTCCTGTTGCAGTCCAAAAAGAACTACCAGAATCTGCATTATTTTCGTTTGCTTCATCAATTGATTGAGCACCTCGAAGTTCATATTTGTACAATGTTTGTACTGTAGCAAAAGCGGTAATTTGTTCGTCAGCATCTTGCGTCATAGCAGCATATACTGCACTATCAAAATTAACGAAATAAATATTCTTTAAACCGCCTACCGTTTTACAAGGATTTAATCTTCCTTTTGATAAGTTTTCGCAAGCCATATTATTATTTTTTTATTATTAATTATTAAGCACCTTCAATGATTGTCATACAACCAGTTGGATCAAGTATATATGGTGGTCTTTTTTCAATAGATGTTATTGTTAATTCTGAATTTTGACCATCTCCCATAGTTGCTCCACTATTATGTGTAACTGAAACATCACATCCATTTTCCCATCCGTATAATTTAAAAGCTCCAGTATAATCTTCAGTTATAACTTGTGGTTGACCTTTACTAGCGAATTCAAGCTCATTACTTAAAGATATATCAAATCCGTTTAATTTAAAAGTTCCAGTTGATGTATAAAAATTAGTATTATTATCTCTAGATGCTTCACCAACAGTAACCATTGATTGAGAACCTCTTAATTCAAATTTAAAACTATCCAATTTAGGAGTAACAGATTGTGCTACTATAGTTCCAAACCCAAAAGCAAAAGTGTATTCAGAATTCAAATTATCTCTATAGTTAACAAAGTAAATATTCTTAATACCACCTACTGTCTTACATACTATTTTTCGTCCTGCCGAAACATCACAAGCCATATATCATTATTTTAGTGGTTAGTATAAAGAGGGCAAAGGTTTAATTCTACCCTCATTATATATTTATTTTAGCTATTAGTTAGCAGCATTCACAATACCGTATGTTACGATATCTTCAACAACTGCATATTGTACACCAGCAGTAAATTTCATTATGATTCTAACATTGTCAGATCCATCTAAATCTCCCATATCTAAAACTTTCACTTCTTGGTGGTCATTTAATAAACCAGTTCCAAAGAATAAGTTAGATTTTTCAGCAGCGATTGCTGTATTTGAAGGCATTCCGTTCGCTACGAAGATACCAACACCATCAAACATTACGTCACCCATATCTTGATTGTTAAATCTGTCAACGTGTCCTAAAGTCCCTAAAGCTCTTATGTAAGCTCTATAGATGTTTTGAGAAACATAGATTCTAAGATCTTCGTTCCCGTATAATTCAGCTGGAATAGCATCAACGATTTTACCAAGTTCAGCGATAACGTTTGCAGCAGTTATAGGAATTCCTGTCACCTCATTTGCAGCAGGTAAAGCAGCATCAACAGTTAAAGCTGGTACAAATCCTAAGAATTGTCCAGATGTAGATCCATCACCATTCCAAATATTTTGCTCATTCTTTTGAGCAGCCTTAGCAACAACGTGTGCTAATAAATAATCTTGGAAAGTTTTAGGTAAAACATCGAATGCAGAATATCCCATTTCGATTGCTTCCCAATCAGATCTGAATTTATCTTTACAGATTTCCAAATTGATCTTTAATTCTTTCGGAGTAAGAAATACTTCCGTTTTAGTGATAGCAGATGTTGCTAAAAAGTCACAAGCATTATCAGTTACTAAATCATCAGTTGACAATTTAGAGATAACTTCTCTATACTTTACATTTTGTTTAACTTCTAATCCACCTTTTTCAATAGTGTTTGCTGAAAGTAAT